GGCGGTGGACGGGGTTTTGATGCGGCGCTGCCTGTCGCCACCCCGTGCCGCCCCGCGCGTGGGCACGTCCGGTTATCAGCTGGCGTTACGGATTTTCCGCTCCAGCTGCTCAATGTCTTTTTTCACACCGCAGCGTTCATCAAGCTGCATCGCCTGCTGCAGATGGTTCAGCGCAGAGACGGGCTGGCTTTCGCGCAGCACCCAGCCGATGGACTTGTGCAGGCGCGCACGCGACTGATCGGGCATGTCCCGATCGCCAATCGCATCAAGCGTCTGCAGCAGCAGTGCGGAGTCAAAGGTATTTTTTGCCTGAAGGGCATTTTTAGCGGCGTCGGCCATCTCTTCGGCCAGCAGCGTCTGCACGTTGCGGTTAAAGCCCTGCGGCATTCCCCAGCCGTATTTCAGCGCATGGCGGCCAATCGTGAGCGCACCGGCATAGTCACCGGCGTCAATGCGCCAGAGCATCACGTACATCAGTACGTCGTCCTGCTGCGCGCCATCAGCGGCCAGCACACCGTCCACCCAGGCAACGTATTTCGGCAGGACTTCCACCTTGATTTCCGCCTTCTTCACGGTGGACTGAATACCCTTGAGGCGGCGGCGGTCTTCGTTCAGTTGCATGAGCATCAGCTCATAGCCGCTGGCGTGGCGAACACTGCCGCCCTGACGGGCGGCCTGTTCAGCCTGGACACGCTGGCGGTGCTGCCGTGCGGGACTCAGGCTCATGAATTAACCCTCTTCACCGGCTGGCTGCTCAGTAATAACGGCTGACTGCTCCGCAGCAGCGGCCACGATTTCGATATTCTCGATCAGCGCCGCACAGCGGTAATCCTCCACCACGTAAGCCTCGTTAACCGACTCAAAGTTTTCGATGCGGTCACGCTTCGGATTATCAATCAGCGAACGGCGGCGGGAATCTTCCTGCCAGTAGATGGACAGGTTATCCAGACGGGTGATCAGCACGGCGTTTGCCGGGAAGTACGGCGCGCGCACCGCCTGCAGGCCGCCCATGCGTTTCTGGCTGATAATAAGGTCAGCGGCCAGCTTTTCGGTGTTGGCCTGATCGCTGTTAACCAGCGGGAAATACTTGTCGGACAGCAGCTCACGTCCGCAGATCACAACCAGTTCGTCGTCGTCCTGGAAGATAGGATCGATAAGCTCGTTCACCGCATCCATCACCAGCGCGTCAAGGTTGGCATAGGCTCCGCCCCTGCCGACCTTCACCGGCGCGGCGGTCGTTGCGCCTTCTTTGGTGCTGCTGCCCATGACGTTATCCGGCGCATCTTCACGGACCTTCTGCAGCCAGCCCTTATTCACGTCCTGCAGCAGCGGGTTTTCCGTGCGGTTGGAGGTTTTGGCACGCTTCACGCCGTTGAAGCCGATCATGATGCGGTCCAGCGCCTGACGCTTCACGATGGCGTCACGGATGCGGGTCTGGAAGTCCTGAAACTTCGCCCACAGGTCCAGCTTCGCGTAGGTGATGGCCGTATCGAAGTTGGTCTGCTCGCACTTGTAGCTGATGTCTGACATGTCCGTCGGATCGGTCGGCTCGCGCTCTTTAGCACCGGTATCGGTGGTGCCTGCGATGGTGCTGCCGACGCCGAGACCCAGCAGCTGACCTGACTGATCGGTTACGCCGATCACGTTGACCAGGGTCAGAAAGGCAGTGGACTGCTGGATAGTGTCTTCCAGCGTCTGCGCGACGGACGGCTCCACGCTGAACTTGCCGTGCAGCTCTTCCTGCTCAACTTTGTAAACGCGCGCCAGCTGCACCAGAAAGGCGTTAAAGGCAAAACGGGTATTCTTTTTCATGGGGTTTACTGCTCCTTTAGCAGTTGGTCAGGTGTCCGGCTGGCGCGTTGCCACCCGGCGTGCGCTGGCGGAAATCTTTGCGGCCGTCTTCGCGCTCCAGCTGCGCCTTCAGCTCACTGAAATCAGCTTTCTGAGCGTCAAACTCAAGGACGCGCGTCTGCAGTTCCGCTTCCAGCTGGCTCAGGCGTTCGGTCTGCTCCTGCAGCGCCTTGTCGGTGCGGGTGCCGTACTGCTGCTGTTCGCTGGCAATCAGCTCAACCGCCTGATGCACGTCGCTGAAGCGGGCGGCATCGGTCTGCTGCTGCTTTGCAAACATGGCTTTGATGCGGGTAAACAGGGCGGGCTTTTCCTCCGGTACGTCTTCCAGCTCGATCACCGTTTCGGTCGCGGCGCTGAACAGGTTTTCCGGGTGCTGCTTGCGGTTTGCCAGCGGGTTTTGTTCCGCTCTGGCACTGAAGGCCAGCATTTCGGTGCCGAGGCTAGCCGGGTCGTCAGTGACGGCCAGACCAACCAGATAAGGTGCGTCGGTATCGGCAAACTTCAGGCTGATTTCCATCGACGTGAACAGCTTCTGCATTTTGCCGGTCATATCGATCAGATCATCCGACGGGGAAATCGTGGCAAAAAGCCCCAGTTTGCCTTTCAGCAAGCCGTCTTTGATTTCTTCCGTGTCCAGCGCATCAACGACACCGAACCGGCGGAATGGACTGTCCGGCGTGTAGCCCTTGATGTGTTCCATGTTGATGACGGCGGTATAAACAGCCGGATCGTAATTTGCCGCCATCTGCTCAAGCCAGCTGCGCTCGATGGTGCGCCCGTCCGTGGTGGCACCTTCCACCCCGATACGGAAACGCTTTGCTTTCTTTGCCATTGTCCAGGCTCCGTTGTGATAAATCGCTCTGAGGCCCTATGTTTGCGGCGAGGGGGGTAGTGAAACAACGCGCGGACGTTGTGCGGCCTACCACACAATGAGGGGCAGCAGAAAAGGCGGCGGCGGGGCCGTATTTTGGCTGCATGAACATGACACCCGCCCCCGAAGACCTCGATCCCCGCAGGCAGGCTTTGCTGCTGTACTTTCAGGGATACCGCATCGCCCGCATTGCTGAAATGCTGGGAGAGAAACCCGCAACCGTTCACAGCTGGAAAAAGCGCGACAGGTGGGGCGACTATGGCCCGCTGGATCAGATGCAGCTGACCACCGCCGCACGCTACTGCCAGCTGGTCATGAAGGAGACGAAGGAAGGAAAGGACTATAAAGAAATCGACCTGCTGGCCCGGCAGTCAGAACGCCACGCCCGGATCGGGAAATTCAACAACGGCGGCAATGAAGCGGACCTGAACCCCAATGTGGAAAACCGCAACAAAGGCCCGCGTAAGCCCCCGGAAAAGAACCTGTTCAGCGACGAGCAGATTGAGAAGCTGCAGGAAATTTTCCACAGCTCGATGTTCGGCTACCAGCGCCAGTGGTGGGATGCGGGCAATAAGCACCGCATCCGCAACGTGCTTAAATCCCGCCAGATTGGTGCGACGTTTTACTTTGCCCGCGAGGCGCTAATCGATGCGCTGACCACCGGGCGCAACCAGATTTTTCTGTCGGCCAGCAAGGCGCAGGCGCACGTCTTTAAGCAGTACATCATCGAATTCGCCAAAGAGGCGGACGTTGAACTTAAGGGCGACCCGATGACGCTGAGTAACGGCGCGTGCCTATACTTTTTAGGCACCAACGCCCGCACCGCACAGAGCTATCACGGCAATCTTTATCTGGATGAATATTTCTGGATCCCGAAGTTTCAGGAACTGCGCAAGGTGGCGTCCGGCATGGCGCTGCATAAAAAGTGGCGTCAGACCTATTTTTCCACGCCGTCCAGCCTGACGCACAGCGCCTATCCGTTCTGGTCCGGTGCGCTCTATAACCGGGGCCGTGCGAAGGCGGACCGCGTAGACATCGACCTGACGCACCCGAACCTGTCACCGGGCCGCTTCTGCGATGACGGCCAGTTTCGCCAGATTGTTACCGTAGAGGATGCGGTGCGCGGCGGCTGTAACCTGTTTGACCTCGACCAGCTGCGCATGGAATACAGCCCGCCGGAATACCAGAACCTGCTGATGTGTGAATTCGTGGATGATCTCGCGTCTGTGTTCCCGCTGCAGCTGCTGCAGAAATGCATGGTGGACAGCTGGGAAGTGTGGAAAGACGATTTCGAAGCACTGGCGCTGCGCCCGTTCGGCTGGCGTGAAGTCTGGATCGGGTACGACCCGGCGAAGGGCACGCAGAACGGCGATAGCGCCGGGTGCGTGGTCATGGCTCCGCCCGCCGTGCCGGGCGGTAAGTTCCGCATCCTTGAGCGGCATCAGTGGCGCGGTATGGACTTCCGGGCACAGGCTGAATCCATCAAAAAACTGACGCAGCAGTATAACGTCACCTATATCGGCATCGACTCCACCGGCGTTGGCCTGGGGGTTTATGAAAACGTCAAAGCGTTTTTCCCGGCGGTGAAAGAGTTTGTCTACAACCCGACCGTGAAAAACGCCCTAGTACTGAAGGCGTTCGACATCATCAGCGGCGGGCGGCTTGAGTTCGACGCCGGACACCTCGACATCGCGCAGTCATTTATGGCAATCCGCCGCGCCACCACGGCCAGCGGCAACCGCCCGACCTATGAAGCCAGCCGCAGCGAAGAAGCGAGCCACGCGGACTTAGCCTGGGCGGCTATGCACGCGCTGGCAAACGAACCGCTGCAGGGTGAATCTGCCCACACACGCAACATCATGGAGATTTTTTAAATGAGCAAACGCAGGAACCGCACGCGCACGCAGCCCGTGCAGGAGCAGATGACCGGCGGCCCGGCGGCGGAAGCGTTCACCTTTGGCGACCCGATCCCGGTGCTGGACCGCCGCGAACTGCTGGATTATGTGGAATGCGTAGTGCTGGACAGGTGGTATGAGCCGCCGGTGAGTTTTGACGGGCTGGCGCGCACATTCCGCGCCGCCGTACATCACAGCTCACCGCTGAACGTGAAGCGCAACATCCTGACCAGCACGTTTATCCCGCATCGGCTGCTAAGTGGTCAGGCGTTCAGCCGCTTTATCCAGGACTATCTGGTATTCGGTAACGCCTACCTTGAGAAGCGAACTAACCGCCTGGGCGGCGTGATTGCTCTTGAGCCATCGCTGGCGAAATTCACCCGGCGCGGCACCGATTTAGACACCTACTGGTTTGCACAGTACGGCCTGACCACGCAGCCCTACCAGTTTACGCCGGGCAGCGTGTTTCACCTGATGGAACCGGACCTTAATCAGGAGATTTACGGCCTGCCGGAATACCTGTCCGCCATCCCGTCAACGCTGCTGAATGAGTCGGCTACGCTGTTCCGCCGCAAGTATTACCTCAACGGCAGCCACGCCGGTTTCATCATGTACATGACCGACGCCGCGCAGAATCAGGAAGACGTGGACAACATCCGCAAAGCGATGAAGAGTGCGAAGGGCCCTGGCAACTTCCGCAATCTGTTTATGTATTCCCCCAACGGGAAGAAAGACGGGATTCAGATCATCCCGCTGTCAGAGGTGGCGGCGAAAGATGAATTTCTGAACATCAAGAACGTGAGCCGCGATGACATGATGGCAGCGCACCGCGTGCCGCCGCAGATGATGGGTATTATCCCGAACAACACCGGCGGGTTCGGTGACGTGGAAAAGGCCAGCCGTGTTTTTGTTCGCAATGAACTTATGCCATTGCAGAAGCGGTTTGAAGAACTGAATACCTGGCTGGGTGAAGAAGTAATTCAATTTGAAAAATATCAATTAGATTTCCAATAAAGAGTTTAATAAACGCCGCAAATGCGGCGTTTATCATTACTTACACCTAAAGTCTTTACCTGCATCTTTTCTTATATCTACTTCCACAAAATCTAAGCCCTTATAGTCCTTAATAGTGAAAACACCTTTTCCATTGATGCATTGTTTTAAGAGGACGCCATCTTTGTAATCAGCTATTAGGTATTTGCCATCATTAGTTTTCCATATAGTGGCCCCTAACTGACGATGATAATTCACACCACAAAGAAAAGAAAAGGCAGCCACAAAGCACAACGCAAGGATAACACCTGCAGGTATAACTTTAATGGTGCCGTTAAGTTTGTAAAAGCTATTGATTGAAAAATAGAACATCCCTAAACCTGCCAGAAGCAGTGGCCCTCCATCCATATAGTCTACTATGTCCCAGTTTCCGTCCCTCACTCTTCGATAGATGTTGGTTATCTCTCCTACTGCTACTGTTACAATAACAAACCAGAAAGCAACTTTTTTTATTTTCCATCCATCATCGAAAACCAGATGCAATAATCCGATAGTTCCACATATAAAGAAAGTCATCTTCAATGATAAATTGATAACGCTTACTAAGTCTAGTGTTATATAGTAGGATGGATAACCAAAATAAACTGACTCTCCACTCTTAAAGCAAAAAGCCGAAAAGAAAAGCAGTGCTGATAAAACAGTAACTAAAGGTATGTCTATTTTTGGACTTAAGGGTATCGTTGCCATTGTAATTCCATTATATAAAATACCATATAAAAAAGTAATTTCTTGCTGACAATCGCTAGTAACTGACGCTGTTATAACTAGTTTTTTACCACATAAAATTGCAAAATTAGCACTTAATTTGATTTGAGTAGCTTAACCTAACTCTGCATTAACTGCACCTTCGAGCGCGCGCTCGTACCCCCGCCACGCCTGCCCGCTTTATGCAGTGGTTTTCATGCACCTGCACGACATAAGCAAAAGCCCGCCAGTACTGGCGGGCCGGAGGGCTAACGATCCTTTTGGGATCATGCGAATTCATGCAGCATAGACATGCACTCACGCGCATGGAGTCAGAACAGTGACAGATTATTATCCAGGGATATGTATTTCACATCAGCCGGGACAGAATTTTTTAGCCCCTGAAGATAAATCAGCCCCTGCGAAAGAGAAACCGGCTCATGAATTTCAAACCAGAAAATCCCGTCAAAGGTGCGACCTAACCAGAAGCCGCCGCCGTTCTCTTTTGGCCGCTGAAAGAAAACCAATCCGCCTGGCGCATAATCAGTCAGGCTTTCGCCCCGGTAAACTACCTGATAATTTGAATCGCTACCGGCCATCGCCTAACGCCTCGCAATGCTCGTTGTTCAACCTTGCCAGCGCCAAAAATGAATTTTGACGCCAGCAACGTTATCAGTGTTGGTATTGCCAGCTATCGTCTTCCCATACTGATTGCAGAATATCCATTACGTTTTTTTTCTCATCGTCCTGCCTGACTCCGCTCAATATGACGCCATTTGCGCTACCTTCCCTAATTCGAATAGTGGTGTCGGGATAAAATGGTAGAAAATTCCGGTAAAGTTCGGCCTCAAGTGCAGTGATAATATTCGGGTTAATCTTCTGCTGTTTATTAATCATAATTTCGATTCGCATGTGATCCCCCTATCATTCTGGCACTTGCATCAAACGTGAATAGTCGTGATTTCTAACCTTGCGCATCAGCTCGTCAGTAAGCTCAGAAACCCACTGAATCGCTAAACGTTTTTCTTCCTCAGAACAATCGCTGGCAGCAACAAGTTTTATAAAAAAATCAATACGCTGCAACTTCATCGACTCTAAAAAATAATCCTGCATATTCCCTCCGCACAATCAACAACTGGTTATGCATACAGTATATTATCAATTTTCAAATGTGAAATTATTTTTTACGATCAATAGGCCGTTTTCTGATTTTTTTGCCGAGATACGTGCTTTGCCTACCCATTGATTTTTATCCGGTTACACCACCCAGATGCGATGAAGACTAGATCCAGCGACTCCATTTATCATCCTCCTGCAGCCGTCCGTTCTGGTAGAAAATGCGCATACCTGCACCAGAATTAAGGCTCCCACCGGACAAAAGCAGGTTTGTTTCTTTTTCTTCCCCGGTAAATCCTCTCACCCGCAGTTCTGCAACCAGAAGCGCCCGCTGATCATCATCAATCTCCTGCTTATAACTCTGTTTCTGGCGCGGCTTCACCACCCGGAGACGCGCCAGCAGATCACGGCGCTGTTTTCTGGTCATGTTGTCGAAGTCTGCCGGACCATACACAGTTGTTTCGTCCGGCTCGACAGGTTCAACTGACACCGCCTCACCCCCTGAAATGTTCAGTTTTTCATCAGGGGGACAGTTATTGCCACGAGTCCAAGGGGCGCCAGCGCCCTGGTCGGCTGTCGCCTCCTGAACGTCAACGGCCTTACGAACCATTTTCCACTTCGTTGCGTGCGTGCAGATGCGGCCAGCCACTAAGGGGGACCAGATGCCATAAATGCGGGTGCCGTGATCGCCGTAAGGGGTTGGCTCGTCGTTAAGCTCGTAAGCAGTTCTGACGATGTGATGTTTACGTGGAACCAGAACGCCGCCCTGCTTCATGATGTAGGTGGCAAAGCAGCCAACATCTGCAGCGGCCAGCACGGCGTCCAGCTGCGCATTTTCAAGCACCGGCGCACCTGCTTTTTTATCGCTCTGATTTCTCAGCGCCTGACCGGCAAGCAGACGCAGTTCCCGGTAAGCCTGACGGCCCGGAATGCCAAAGAAGCGGAACTGCTGAACACGGTGAAGTGACGCCCACGCCCCGACGTTCTCTGCGCTGTCACGCAGTGATTTACCTGTTTCTGCACTGATTTCATCAGACAGGCCACGGCCATCAATATTTTTACTGACGTATTTAGCGATATAACTGGTCGGTGAACCTTTGCGCGGGTTGATTAGTTCAGCTTTAAAGCGTGGCCCGGTATTGTTGCCAAGTTCTTCGCGATCTTCGCGAATGGCAAATTTCCGCAGCAGTGCGGTGACTGAACGGCGCTCCTTTTTGCGCATAAAGCACAACAGATGCCAGTGTACGGTACCATCATGATGTGGCTCTGCGACTCGCACGCCATACCAGCGCATCCCGGCTTTATGCATGGCCTTGCGGAAGGCGGCAAACATATCGACCAGATAATCACTGCTCTGGCGAACGGTGGCCGTGGTCCACTTAGGATTGGGCCTGCCGTTATTAAGCGTTGCGTGGAAACGTGACGGGCAGGTGATGGTGTAAAACACTGCGCAGTCCCCACGCATTTCCGCGATAAGCTCCAGCCCCTTAACGCAGGCCATCATTTCATTACGCCGGTGTGCCGGGTTGCTGCTACTGGCATTCACCACGTCTTCCATATCCAGCGTATCGCCTTCATCGCTGATCAGCTCATGTGAGCGGAAGAACTCCAGAGACTTCCTGCGCTGCTCACGCTTATGGATCACCGCTTCAAAGCTGACATAGGGGGATGCTTTTTTGTTGACCAGGCAGACAGCGCGCAGCTGCTCTTCACGCCATTCACAACGCAGCGGCCATAACTTGCGATACCACCAGTCAGCGCAAAGCATACGTGCCAGCGAGGCCGGGATCAGATCATAGGGCACGGGCTTGCGGCGGCGCTTTTTGCGGCGCAGCTGCTCAAAGGCCGGGGGGATTACATCCAGACGCATCGCTTCCGCTGCAACAAGTTCCCATGCCTGGCGGACCTGCTCCGGCGTCACGTCATCACTGACTAACAGATGGCCGCTGGCCTTATCCAGACACATGCTCATGTGCGCAGCGACCAGCGTAGATAAACGCTTAACCTGACTCTGATTCATTTCAGGCAACGCAAGCAGGCCGTCAAGCCCGTCATGACCGGCCATAAAACGGAATGAGGCTGAAATCTGGCTTTCGCGCACGCGGGCCAGCCTCTCCAGGCAGGGGCGGATAGTTTCGCGCAGGTAGCGGGAATAAGCCTGTGGCCTGCCGAGATTGTGGAAAAACTTAACGCGCTCCATGAGTGGCTTACTGATGTGCGAAGGCTGGGCGCTGACATCGGCCACAATAACCAGATCGGGATTGTGTTGCTGCTGTTCGCGGGCCATTTTTGCCCGGCTGACAATTCTGTCCTGCACAATTTCACGCTGGACAGGATCGCGTGACTCGTTGAAAAAGTAGCGGTCCCAGACCTGATCGCTCACTGCCTCACGGCGCTGCTGCTCCTGCTCATTATCCGCAGCATAGAGAGCGATCAGGTCTGAAAGCGCAGACACCGGCGCAACTTCCGCCGGGTCCAGCTGTGGATTTATTGCCTTTTTAGGGGCGTTCCAGGGGTATGCGAAAGCCTGAGTCATTACACCGCCAGACTCATGTGACGCACTGCGATGATTTCAGGCGCGCGCTTACCTCCACCGGCGGCCACGCCAACAGAGCGGGCGGCAATGATTTTGGTCAGGCCAAATTCGCGGTAGATACTGCGGGTAAACATTGTGTCGCTGTTTGAAACGATGACCGGGTTATGCTCAGAGATACCCAGCAGGATGCAGGCCAGCGAGTGCTGATCGTCATCGCTGAACCCATCGGTGTGATAAGCGGTGAATGTGCCGTGATACGGTGGATCGCAGTACACGACATCACCGGCACGAACCATGCTCAGGGTTTCGCTATACCCCAGACATTCAAACGTCGCGCGCTGAGCCTTTGCGGCAAACGCTTCAATTTCGGCCAGCGGGAAATATGGCTCTTTATAATTACCGTAGGGAATATTGAATTCACCGCGTTTGTTATAGCGGCAAAGGCCACGGTAGCCGTTGCGATTGAGGTAGAGGAATTGCGCGGCGCGCTCCAGCAGTGGCAGCGCCGCGTTGAAGTTAAATTCTTCGCGAACCTGCTTATAACTCTCTTCCGTTTTATTCTGATGAAAGAGCGATGCCGCCAAGACAATAAACGGGCGCGTATGCTCTTTAACCTGCTGATAAAGGTTAATCAGATCGGGATTAACATCCGCCACCAGATAAGCCGGGTAATCCATATTCATCATGACAGCACAGGAACCGGCAAACGGCTCAACCAGACGATTACCGGCAGGCAAGTGTTTAACCAGCTCAGGCATCAGGCCGGACTTGCTGCCGGCCCATTTCAGGATGGTCTTCATAATGCCGCCCCTTTGTAATGCGCGCTTTTCAGCTCACTGACTTCTTTACAGGTCACGCAGAGGGAAACGCCCGGCAGTGCACGGCGGCGCAGTTCCGGGATTGCTTCGCCGCACGAAAGGCAGAAAAACTCACTCGCCCCTGCCGGGCGGTGAGTTGCGTTAGCCAGATTGCGCGCCAGTTCTTCCTGCACGCGCTGCTGTACCATGTCCATTGAATCAGCCATCAGTGCAGCTCCTGCGCCTGGTTCTCAAAGCGTTCCGCCTCTTTGTCCAGCAACTCGATGATTTCCGCTGCGGACATTTCCTCTTTGCGGGCATGAATCGCCAGCGCGGCCAGGCGGATAGAAACTGACATGGCATCATCACTACGCTGCTCAGATTTGGCCTTGCTCAGCAGGGCATTAAGCGCGTCGTCGTCAGCTTTAGAACTACGGGTCTGGATATTTCGCATTTCTCATTCTCCTGAATTTGGGCAAAAGAATGCCCGGCGGGTTTACGCCATTTAATTTCTTTGGGTTAATTAATTAGGTAACGTCAGATTCTTTGGAAATAAACTCACGACTGCTTTTAAGTGATTCATTGCGCAAATCAGCGCCGTTTTTTCGTCACTCGTCAGTTCACTGAAATCAACGCTGTGACGTTCTTTGCTGATATTAGCCAGGAAGAAAATTGCGCTCAGTGCGCGGCTATTTTGTTCAGCCTGATGATCACGCTTATTACGCATGTCTGCGATAAAGCGTTTGAGTTCATTGCTGCAATCGCCGTACATCATGGTACGAAGCGCAGAGATATGATTAAGCGCACTTGCGCGCTGCCCCGCGTTCATCTGAACAGTGATACTTTCAGCTTTGTAACCCATGATTCTTTCCTCTTACCCGTTAATCCTGCCAGCAGTTCGGCCTGTGAAATTGCCGGGTGCCAGCGTCTGCCCTTATCTGCCGCAATCCAGCCGTGGCCGTATGCGTGGGACGGGCTTTGCCGCCGAAGAAGCGGAGCCACAGAAAACGCCATATTTCACACCATTCCTATGGATGCACCGATACCGCTTAACACATCAGCAGTGCCTGACAGCGCAGGATTAGAGTGAACTCTCGCCTGAACTGCCAGTGCGGCCAGAGTGAGACAGCGGATACCTGCATGTACGTTCTGAACCAGACCACGGCGACAGGCTACTGTTAATTGCTCATGGCTCACTACACCCGCAGCTAACTGCCCTACTTCGGCAGTGGCTTTCAGGACATAAGCTGGAAGGTTTTCCTGAGCCATTTCGTTCACCTGCACACACGGCAGGCAATGCAGCTGGGCCAGCGCGCCGTCAATCAGCGTTGCGTCTTCCGTCAGATCGGTAAGCAGCAACATTTCACGAACGGTTAACTGGTGAACCTGTTCCGGATTGAGTTTGTTACGGATGGTCTGAGGATTCAGCCCGGCTTTTTTAGCCAGTTGAATGATGTTGTGCTTCAGTGCAAACGCCCGGCACGCATCATCGAAATGGCTATGTGTGGAGACTCGAAAATCAAACATGATAAATCCCTTCTGCTATCCCAATATGGATGTATCAAGCCTGCATTGTGATTTCGCAGCCAGCAGCGGCTTCGATAGTGAGAGCAACCATGTTGATTTCGATAAGTCCGTTTATGCCTTCTTTCTTTCTGATGGGTAAACGGTTTTCACGGTACATCTGGCGAACGGTGCCTTCCTTGTATCCAGTGCGACGGCAGAACTCTTCAACTGTTATGTAGGGTTCCGAAATCACGAGATTGATTGAAGGGCGCATTGAAAGTTTACGTGTCATGATGCAGTATTCCTCGGTTTAGGTATTAGATATCACTATTAAACGCTATTCATCTCATCACAGACCGAAGAATAGGATCACAAATCGGATATGTCAACGAAAGAAAACACAAATCGCCATAATGCAAAAATGGTTCGTGAAGCGATAGAAAGTAACCGGGGCGGTAAAGACGCGATCCTTCGCTTAGTTGAAGCCTACGGATTCAGCAGCCGTCAGGCGCTATGCACCCATTTGGGCGTTTCGCAAAGCACGCTAGCTAATCGTTCTGCCCGTGATACCTTCCCAGCTGACTGGGTGATCATCTGCCATATGGAAACAGGAGCATCGCTTACCTGGCTTACTACAGGTAAAGGTGCACGCTTTATGGAAGTTGAAGAATCCCGTGTTGTGATTGCGACACACAAAAAAATCTCAAATGGGGTTTTAGAAGCCATGGATGATTTCATTCTGGATAAAGCATCACTACCCGAAGGCTTAAACGCCCCGTTTGTGATCAACGCAGACAGAAGCACTTATTTGGTTGATAGCTATGAAGGCGAGATTGTCGATGGGTTATGGCTTATCGAGATTGATAACTTAGTCAGCATTAGAGAGCTTGTACGTTTTCCCGGTGGAAGAATACGTGTCGAGAATGGGAAATCGTCATTTGAGTGCCAATCAAGTGACATCGTAATTTTAGGCAAAGTGATCACCCGAACCGAATACATTTAAGGCATGGAATGGCGATAAATAAATTACCCAACGGGAAATGGCAGGCACAGGTTTTCCCAAACGGCCGTGACGGTAAAAGGATTCGCCGCCAGTTTGCGACGAAGGGCGAAGCACAATCCTATGAGAAGTTCGTAAAAGAGCAGGCTCAGAATAAGCCCTGGTTGGGAGAGAAAGCAGATAAACGGCGGGTAATTGAGCTGGTTGAATTGTGGTTCAACACGCATGGCATCACTTTAGCGGATGGTGACAAGCGACGAACCACTATGGCGTTCGCCTGCGAAACAATGGGAAATCCACTAGCTACCGAATTCAACGCGAAGATTTTCGCGTCTTATCGTGAGCAACGGTTAAGCGGAAAGATCACCCGCTCAAGTCGAGTGAAGACGGTTACACCACGCACGGTTAATTTAGAGCTCGCGTATTTCAGGGCGATGTTTAACGAGCTGCGCAGGTTGGGTGAATGGACGGCGCCTAACCCGATTGAAAATGTGCGCGAGTTTAAAATTAGTGAGTCGGAGATGGCGTATCTTTCCATTGAGGAAATTAGAACCCTTCTCACCGAATGTGAGAACAGCCGCTCCAAAGACCTTACGACAATTGTGAAAATCTGCCTGGCAACTGGTGCACGATGGAGTGAAGCTGAAGGCTTGAAGGGAAATCAAATCCGCGCAGGTCAGATCATTTATGTGAAAACTAAAGGCAAGAAAAACCGCGCGGTGCCGATAACTGAAAAATTACAGGCTGAACTGCCATCCAGCAGGAAAGCGCAAGTGCTCTTTAAATCATGCTACTCAGCTTTTAGAAAAGCCATGCAACGAGCTGGCATCGAGACACCTGCTGGGCAGCTAACTCATGTTTTAAGACACACTTTCGCGTCTCATTTCATGATGAATGGGGGGAATATTCTTGTGCTTCAACGAATATTAGGTCATTCAGATATAAAAGTTACGATGCGATATGCACATTTTTCCCCTGATCATTTGCACGAAGCCAAAACTTTAAACCCATTAAACCAAGCGGATTGATGGATTTAAATTTTATAAAACTAGATATCTTACTAATGTTTTGTTGATATTTACTATTCACTTTTAATCTTTTAATCCGTTGGTCTTTTAAAGGGGGTTTTTAGCCCCCTTTTAGAACCATCACACATTAAATACTATGAGGTGAAAACTAGCTGTACCTATCAATTTCATTTAAAACACCAAGCAGCAGTCTATCTAAAACTCTTTGCTGTAAAATAAAATATGGCTCACTGAAAGAAGAGAATGGTCTACCTTCAAAATCCTCTGAGAGATAATTGCTTAATTTATCAGAATTATTTTTATCTAGATGCAAATGGTCCCTCTCATTTCTATAAACCTTAATCCTATTTAAAGCATTCCAAAGATCAGGATACTTAGAATTTATCTTTTTCCAGTAATAGTCATTGACGCCAATACTCTTACCATATATTTCAATAGACTCTACAAAGCATCTATTCAATACGTTTATAAAGAAGGAAAAACTACTTTCATTTTTGGCCAATGATATCATTTTTATTTGATCGGCTTCTGGAAATGAGTTAGGCCCATAAAGCAAATCTAAATCTAATTTTTTAATATGTCGTTCAAGATTACGAATCTCAGCACAGATTTCCCCTAAACGTCGTCCTAACCATTGTTCCCTTTTTTCTGGAAGTATGATTGGATAGACTACATCTCTTCCACTTAGACGTTTAGACTCGTAAGCAACTCTTTTAGCAATTACGGGGATATTTATTTGATAAGAACGTCCATTTTCTCTAATAAGTTGATAACCGATTAAATGCTTTATTTCCGCAGAGTCTCTTGACAGCTCTTTGAAATCCAATTGTTGCCCGGTAGATAAGAGCTCAAACATGTAGTATTCATCTGGATAGAATTGGCGAATTTCTGAAACCGCATGGTCGCTGTAAAAAACCAACTCTCTATCAATATCATCTTTATTTCTATTAAATTCTTCCAAATCAATTTCTATCGGTTTCTTGAAAGAGTCTGAAAGAAAAGTATTTATACAACTACATGCCTGCCTTGTTAATAAAGGATGTCCGCCATACCATTTGAATATCTCCTCACATGCGTCGATCTGAAATTTTAATCCCATCCTTTTACCAAGCTTTTTAAGCATGGTCTTTACTTCATCAAGATTCAAACCAGTCAGATATTTATGTGAGACAATACCAAAAAGAGGATTTTGAACACCATTAACTAGATCTTTTTCTACAACACTTGGGTTAACACCCGCCAAAATGAAAGACAGTGTTTTATACATGCTTTGGCAAGACCACATTGTCTGCCAGAACTCAATATAATCATCTTTCCAATGTAGATCTTTAGGCGATACAAATGAAATGTATTCTATTTCATCCAATATAAACAATAATTTGCAACCCTGAGAATCCAATTTTTTTATAAGTTTTGCAAATGATCTAGATGCGGTTCTTTCACAATAGGAATCTAGGAACGGAATTTGGAATTCATCAGATATTTCTTTCGCGATGTCTTCCAAAAACTCAAACCACCTCGATTTTCTGATATGAGGCACTTTACAGTCATAGTAAAATACATGAGCTTCTCCTTCACTCTCGCACAACCGCTTAAGTTTATAAAGCAATGAAGTTTTTCCCGTTTTACGCAATCCAAAAACGGCTTTATTCTCTCTTCTCTTTATTGAATCAAAATATTCCATTATTATTGACTGACGACCAAAGAAATAAGCATCATCAATAAGAGGCAACGTAAAATTAAACAGATCACGACCAAAATAGTGACTGTTAAGTTTATTTCTCACAAACCAGTTGTCAGATTGATTTTTTGCAATAAGCAACTCCGACTTTAAAAAAGGAACGATTATTCTTGATTCTTGCCTTGATGGAAGATAACCATCCAACCAATCATCCATTTTATCGCAATCTGTAATAAGGAAGTAACTTAAAGTTTCCACCCTGCCTTTAGCAGGTGAGCTGGACATTATTTGCTCAACGGCCTGAATTGTCCTCGGCTCCATTCTAGTATATGGTGCGTAAACCAACAAAATCTCGTTTTCAATACCATATGATTCCTTGAAATGCTCTTCAGGTGAAAGAAAATACACAAATAACTCGGTATTGTAATCTCTCCTTTTTGTTCCCCAGGTAACATAAAAACCATTAAGAAATGGAGTCAGGAATTCTCTATGCTCTGGATATTGTTTAAGTACACTTTCGTAAACTTCTGTTCTAATAGTTCCCAATTTTAATTTCCTTGTTAAGTCAGAATGCTTTACATGATGCATGTCTTTAGTTATAGAAACAAACACTAAAGCTACCCTTATGAATAATAAGAATCCACTGAATTAAGCGTCATATTGAAAAATAATTTTCTCCAACACGTTAATATTAGCATGATCATAAAAACAAAATTAACTATTAGCATGGTAACTTAAATTTTTATGCTTTTCTGAAGAACCACTTTTAACAAGTGAACTAAAAACTTGGATATTCAGTAATCGAAACCCTAAACCTTTGCTTTCGATGTTTTCAAAAGAAAAGGGTAATGCTTACGGACATTTGAAGTAGAGATTGTTAGAGATGTTTTCCATCCTTAAATTTATGAGAATTAGTAATTTGTGTTTATAAATCTATAACGGATGAAAAGATGAGAGTAATTCGTTGCAATGGCAGCAAATCGGCAGCAGAGCGCAACGCTATGCGCCACTTTCCATCACTATTTGGCGTAAAGAAAACAAATAAAACAGTAACTTACTGATTTTACTGATATAGAATTGGGACTCATAATCGCTTGGTCGCTGGTTCAAGCCCAGCAGGGGCCACCAAATTTTACCTGTTAAATCAGCATATTGAAGCTAGCTTTCAGGGTGGCTTTTTTGTTTATCCTTCAAATC